ATATGGCGGATGCCTTCCATGTGATTTAGCCCTTGTGGAGAAATCTCGGTTTTGACGAACAGGAAGAGCATCCGCTTTTCGTATCCGTACCCAGCGGTTCTGGGCAATGTCAAAACCGAGTGCAATATGCAACAAGTAATCGAAATCGAGAGCTCTGTAAAACAGCAGCCTATCGACGTACGTGCTACGATACAGCACAAACTCAAGTCTCTTAATCTTTGGCTCGACTCAAAAAGTGAGTTCTACAGCCGTATCTGCGAGTTCTCTGTTACCCGTCGTTTGGTAATTCGAGTAAACCTCGTAACTTTGTGCGTGGGATTAGCAGCAATAGCTATCGAGCAGCAGCCTATCACATCTGTCATCGCGACCCTCTGTGCAGGCTACTTAGTTTATCGCATGAATAAATCTGAAAATAAACAGAAAGGAGGCAAGGTATGATATTCTTTGACTACTATTTCAAGGCATATTCTACCCCGAAGTACCTTGAGCCTGTTGCCGTGTGTATGGAACGACGTTACAAAGCCCTTATGGCAGATGAACCGACACTAAAGAAGTTTGTTGCAGAACTTAAATCAGAACTGAATTCCATTCCAAAGGCGAAGGGAAGATATAAACTCGAAGTTGATAAAGGCTGTATCTATATCAGTACTACTCACAAACTCACAGAAGGCGTTATACGTCTTCAATATAAAGAGGTGCTTTCTTTGGAAGGTTTCAGCGAGAACCTCTGTAAGAGTCTTGATGAAGTGGCTGAGAAAGGAGGTGAGAAATGATATTCTTTGATTGTTGTCTTATAGATTTTTCAATCCCAAAAGAGCTTACACCGCTTGCTGACTGTATGAAGAAGTACCAAGGAGTTCTTGTAGCGGACAAAAAAGCATTCAACAAGGTTGTTGAAGAACTGGAGGAAAAATTTTGTGCTATACCAAAGGCTGAAGAAAGATTCCTTTTCAAAGTTAGCGAAGGTCCTCTCGGAATTATTTCTGTTCATAGAAACAACACTATGAGGAAGTATATATTGCGCCTCTATTTTACACCAGTACATGGTATGTTTGGCTTCGACTCTTCTCAGAGTGCTATTCAGTCAGTACCAGACGATGGCGACGAATATTATTCTTTGCCTGATCATATTAAAAGTAGTGTTCAGAAAGGAGGCGTGAAATGAAGATTATAACTGACCCTACAGTGTATAATTACAAAGCTGAAAAAGGCTTATTCATAGCGTTAGATGATTTCCGTGCTACTCCAGGACTGATTAGGTCTTTTAGAAATCATATTGAGCGTCAACTCCGTAAGGCGATATTTCATCTCAATTACTATCGAGGTATCCATGAGGCTGGAGAAGCATCCGCTCGTCAGCAGACTGCTATGGGACAGATGGGAAGAACGTGTCAACACTCTTAAGAGTTTTGACCGCACGTTATCAGAGATTAAGGATTTAATTGATTTAAAATGATAAGAGATATGAAGGCTTCAATTGTGAATCTTGATGAGCAGACCGCAGAGGTTCTGCGGACAATGCTCGACCCAGGGTATCTCTCAGAGAGAATTGAAAGGTTAGAAGCGATAGAGGATTTCCTCATCGATCAATGGCGAGACGCAGGCACTATTAAGCCTGAGACAGCCCTAACCTTCCTCGACACCCTACGCTCATTGCGTAGAGACCTTAACGCATTTCTCACTTCAGTAGACCCACACGGGGAAGCTGACAAATCTTAACGACAATGAAACAAGAAAAAGAACAAGAAGAGCAGCCTGTAACTGACATCAGTATATACATAGCTGCTTTATCAGCGACATATCGTCCAGCGTCAACACCAGCAGAGACAACTCATTTCTTCTCTACACCAGAGGTGGTAGACGCAATTAAGAATATAGACCCCTCCGCTAAGATAAGCGTAGAGCAAGTTTTCTCTGCGCTTCGTGACGCAGGATATCAGTTCTGCAATCGACCTGGTGCGCAAGGGTTGGAATTCAAATGGATGTTCCGTGAAATATAAGTCTTTATAGTTATAGTTATATTTTAAGTTATGGTTTTTGAGGGCAGTACGTCGTGAGACGTGCTGCTCTCGCTTTTTTGTCCTTTTCCCATTCTTTTTCTCGTGTTATCTTTGTGAGCATGGTAACAGATCAATTCGTTAAGGATGAGTTTATCTCAGATATCCTCCGTCGTGACATAGGCATCATCTATCAGACACAGGAGGAGGTAGCCAATCGCTACTTCAAGGAGCGTACGGGTACGCTTCGCAATTTCCTGTCTCGTCGTGCGTTCACTCCGAAAGAATCGAATGGAGAGTTCTCCGTATATCTCAATGTACTCTCTTACATACGATTCCTCGATATGCAATATCGCTTGAACTACGCTGGTATGAGCTCTAAGCGAGCAAAGAAGCAGCGTGCTAAGTATGCTATCTATAACAGAGTTGTCTGGGGAGTACTTTATAACGAGACCTTCCCCGACATCCAAGCAGGCTTTACGGACGAGGTTCGTGAGGCTTGGAGGCAAAAAATGGAAGACGCACTTTCACAGCACAGATTACTCACAGATAATCAATAGATATGAGCAAAATTAAAGAAGACCACATCACATTGGTCATTGACGCAAAAACAGACAAGGCACAGCAAGAACTGCTTGAACTTGAGCGTGCAACACGCGACCTAAGTAAGGAAATGAAGGCTCGACAGAATCGAATGCTCGACCTCGAGGCAGCGGGTAAGAAGGAGACAGCTGAGTATAAAAACTTACAAGCTGAGGTGAGAAGCTATAGTAAACTGATAGCTGATAATAATAAGAAGCTGCGTGAACTACGCTCTGCAATGGATGTCAATGCAATGACGATGTCGCAGCTCAAGAAGCATGCCAAGGATCTTCAGAAAGCTCTCAATGACACATCGAAGGCAACTAATCCACAGGAGTATGAGCGATTAGCGTCAGAGCTTCGTACAGTCAATGGACGTATCTCTGAGCTGAAGCGTGATGCCTCAGGGTTGGGCGAGTCAATGGGTAAAGAGTCTACAGGCATCATGGGTAAGTTTGAAGGCATGTTCTCATCAATCTCTGGTGGTTGGACAAAACTCGTGGGTGTTGCAACAGCTGCTGTCGCTTCCATCTCAGCAGCTATAGAAGGGGCTAAGTGGTTCTACAATTACAACATGGAGGTTGAAGAAGCCCAACGACTGACCCGTGAGTTTTTCAATATACAGGGCGACGAACTCGTCCATACACAAAGTCAGATATCTGCTCTTGCTGAACAGTTCGGTAAAGACTATAAAGAGGTGCTCGGTACTGTAGAATCGCTTACCAATCAGTACGGTATCTCTACAGCAGAGGCAATCAATGTCATCAAGGATGGACTACAAGCAGGAGCTGACCTTAACGGTACATTCCTTAGTCAGATTCAGCAGTACGGACCTGCCTTCAGTGATGCAGGTGCATCCGTGAAGGACCTCGTTGCAAGTATAACACAGACACGCTCAGGTATCTTCAATGAGGCAGGTATGGGTCTGATTCAGACAGCCACGAACCGTATTCGCACAATGTCGACTGCAACACAGAGTGCACTGAACTCTATTGGTATCTCGAGCAAGCAACTTGAAGCAGACCTTATCTCAGGAAAGACCAGTATCTTAGAGGCTATTAAGATGATTTCAGGTAAGATTAAGGAACTGCCTGAAAACTCTATGCAAGTCGGTCAAGTCATGAAGGCTGTCTTTGGCAAAACAGCGAGCAACGAGGGTATGAAGCTCGTAAAGACCTTAGCTGACATGTCTACTAACATGGAGGAACTGAAGGGTGTCACAGGAGAGTATGGAGAGTTGCAACGTGAGCAGGTGGAAGCGCAAGCAGAACTTAATGAGAAGATGTCTAAGTTCTTCGGATTGGGCGAGAATGGCTTCGACGAAATCACCATGAAAGCTAAGATATTCGGAGTGAAGGCCCTGTCGAAGATTATCGATTATACTGTCAAAATCATTAACTACTTCATCGACCTATACAACGAATCTAAGGTATTCCGTGCTGGTATCGAGAACATAAAGAACAACTTCAAGAGTGCCTGGGAGGTGTTTAAGTTCGGTGTCAACCTCGTTATTGACGGTTTTAAAGGAATGGGTAGAATGGCAAAGGCATGGTCGAAAGTAATTGAAGGTGCCTTCTCATTTGATGTTGATAAGATTACAACAGGTATCAAGGGCCTTTGGGATGCTTATAAGGATACCTGGACTGAGATAGGCCAGGACGCTAAGAAGATGGCGATGAATGTTCGTGACAACTTCATCGATGCTATCAAGAACACTGGTAGCAACAAGAAGGTTGCTCATCTCTCAGTCGATGTTTCCCCAGACACCAAGGGTCACTCTTCCTCTCAAGGCGGATTAAGCGGTGGCCACAACACCATCGAGAATGGAGTGAAAGACCCCAAGGTGAAGAAGAAAAAGGAAAAGAAGACAAAGACTACTGACCCTGATGACGTAGCAAGCAAGTTGTTTGCGCACGACCGAGCTCAAGACCTCGACGCAGAGAAGCGAAGCTACGATAAGAGTCTGAATGCATTGAAGGATGCACTTGCGAAGAAGACCCTTACACAAGAGCAGTACAGTGCATACGTGGCTGCTCTCAATATTCAGCATCAGAACAAACTACTCGACATCGAGAAGACGTACTTGCAACGCTCTGAGAATATGGTCTTCAAGGATGCTGCGAAGAAGAAGGCGTTACACGAAGGGCAAACTAAGGCTGTCGCTGACCAACAGCAGGCAGCGAATGCAGCCTATATCGAGGCAGAGAAAGAGTACTACGACTCTCTGGAGCAAATACGTCAGTCAGCTCCTGCTAAACCGCAGACTCTTCAGCAAGAATGTGATGCAAAGTTAGTAATCTTGGATGGGTATTATAAGGCCTCTTTACAGCGTGCGAAAGATAATGGAGAACGTGAGAAAGAGGTTACAGAGGCATACGAAGCTGCTAAGGCTGCGATCGTAGCAGAATATGAGAAGAAAAAGGAGGAGGAGCGTGCTCGTGCTAAACAGGAGTACGGCCTTGAAACGTTCGATGAACAGCAAAAAGCAAAAAGGAAGAAACTTGACGAGGACTACGCAAAAGGACTTCTCACGGCAGAAGAGTATGAAAAAGCAAAAAGCAATCTTGTGAAAGAGGCTGAAGACTATAGAAATCAAATACTCCAACAGTATGGCCTTGCGAAACGCAAAGACCTCTATCAAGAAGAACTCGACCATCTGAAAAGTCTGTTACAGGCTGGTTTTATCAGTCAGCAAGAATATGAGGAAGCTGTCTCACGTCTAAGACGTGAAAAGTGGAAAGAGGACTTTGAAAACTACAAGGGGCTTTTCGTTGACGCTATGCAATCACTTCAGCAAGCAGAGATTGCGAACGTCGATGCCAAGTATGACGCAGAGATTGAAGCTGCAAAGAACGCAGGTAAAGATACTACGGAGCTTGAGAAGAAGAAGGCTAATGAAAAGCTGAAGATACAGAAGAAATATGCGGATGTTAACTTCGCTATTCAGGCAGCGCAAATCATCGCATCAACTGCTTCTGCAATTGCTAAGACATTCTCTGAATTGGGTTTCCCTGCTGGTATTCCTGCTGCTGCCTTGATGGGTATCACGGGCGCAGCACAGCTTGCAGCAGCACTTGCTGAGCGCAATAAGGTGAAGCGAATGACGCTAAGCGGAGCAGGTGGTTCTGCCTCTGCTTCAGGTTCACGTGTCGCAACAGGACTTGAGTCAGGTGGTAGTATCGATGTAGAGCGCAAGCAGGATGGAAAGATGTTCCATGCTGACTACGACCCTGACAGACGTGGGTTTATTGACAAACCAACCGTCATCGTAGGAGAAGGTGGCTACGGACACAGCAAGGAGTGGGTGGCTTCGAATGCCGCTGTCGAGAACCCTACGATAGCTCCATTCATTGACATTATCGATCGTGCACAGCGTGCAGGAACCATTCGTACGCTCGACATGAATAAGTTTCTCATTCAACAGGCACAAGGTCGTGCCTCTGGCGGATACGTCACACCAACGGTTAATGACGTGCGAGGCGTAGCGAAGGACTCCTACAAGGATACACTCATCGAACGATTGACGGACGTACTCGACCGATTGTCTGTTGACGGTATCCCTGCGTCAGTCTCTCTTAATGAGATAGAACAGAAGCAGCAGCTGCAAGACAAGGCTCGTCGTTTTGGTAGCAAATAAAAACAACACCTTATATATATATGAAGATAACGAACTTAGAGAAGGGCGAGGCTTACAACCTCAAGCCCGATACACAGATACAAGTAGAGCGTACTAACCCTTTCTTCAATGAATATGGAGAGCAGACAACACCGCTCGAACTCCCAGCATCCGAGCGTAACCGCAGGATACTTGGTTTTCCCGACTCCTTCGGACGTAGGGTGAAGATGACCGCTACCGATGTAGCGATACAAGATGGTGAGTACTTCGCTCAATGTAGGCAGGTCGTACTGTCTGCTCAATACAAGGGTAGTATCTCTACCTCCTTCTACATTAATGATGGGTCTTTCTACAGTCGCATACAGAAGGTGAAGCTCAAGGATATCTTCAAGGGCGAGTTCATTCCTGGTGTGAATACAGTAGAGGAAGGAATTAACTTCTGTCGCAATCTACGCAACAACTCTAACGAGCATTACGGCATCTTCCCTATCCTCTTCACTGACGACTCTGGGAGAAAGAATGGTGCTAACTTCAAGTGCATGAATGCCTTTGGGAAGGATAAAGTATTGAAATACACCAGACCTTACGAGTGGATGCCTGAGCTACCTTCAGTAATAGGTTTTCATCCTGACTTAAGCGGAGAGGGCTGCGACTTCTATAATGCTGTGCAGCGCATTGAGTATGTCAACGAGATACCTATCACGCTCGCACCAGGATACTACATGTCGCCTTTCATCCGTGCTAATTACCTGCTCAAGCGTGTCTTCGCTTACTTCGGATATGAACTACAAGAGAACTTCTTCACACAGACAGAACCCTTCAATAAGATGGTAGTCATAAACAAGGTGATGGACGTGCTGGTGAATGGAAAGATAAAGGTCGCAGACTTGGTACCCGATATTACCTGTGCGGATTTCATCTCTGTTTTTCGTAAGAAATTCTGCTGTGAGTTCACCTCTGATGAAGGGAAGCGAACAGCAGACATCATCTTCCTGCGTGATACACTTAATGATAGTCCGAAGATTGACCTTACGCATTGCGTGACGCAAGAACCCACGCTCTCTTATAAATCAGAGAACGACTACAAGCGTGTTACACTCGCTGCTGAAGATAAGGTCGACGCAGAAGGGTCTGACTCCTATGACGATATGGATAGCTTGGTCAAGGCGAACCCTAACGCCTACTTCGACCCCGTCGATGGGGCTATCTATAAGACAGGATGGTCTGGCGACTTCCAAGTGACGGTGAAGGTCGCTGAAGCATCGCAGAACTATAATACGGGTGAGACCCTCGAAGCAAAGGAGATTAAGGTTCCTGAGCTCATCCCAGAGTTCAGAACCCTTAGCTACAAGGCTACCGTCGAGGAGGAAGACTTCAATTACGACATGGGCAAGTTCCTCTACGTAGGAGAATATCAGAGTCTCAACTCTAAGATGGTGGTCGCAACAGAACCCAAGGAGCACACCTCGGAGAAAGCTGAAAAACAGAAGGCTATCCTCGCCTTTACCTACCTCTCTGACGGTCGACCAGAAGGAACCATCTCTGCTTACGATGTGAATGCGCCTTCTCATCCTCGTATCTTCGATTACGCCTTGCATTATAATGGGCCACAAGGCATATTTGAAAAGTTCTACCGAGAATACGACCTGCTGCTGCGCAATTCGCTTCACGACATGAAGGTGAAGCTACTGCTCTCTCAATCACAAAAACAGAACCTTCCCTCTTATGAGAAGGTGGTCATCCGTGGAGTTCCATTTTTGTTCAATAAACTTAAATTCACACTTGGAGGAAAGAACGAGCCTGTCGAGTCAGAACTCTATACTGTTTCGCTGATGCAACCTGCAATCTCTGCTCCTACTATCAATGAGCAGCTCAAAGCGATGGACGTTAAATATAAGTGGGTGGGCAAGGAGACGCAGACCTCTGTTAGCTGGGACGAATATAGCGCAGCGAATGACGAGCGCAACAAGACCTTCGTCACCATTTACCCTCCTCTCCCTTCTGCCGACTACGTTGGAAAACAATATGGAAAACAACGTTCTTACACGGAGAGAATTACGAAGAAAGGAGGCTGGTTTCGACATGGACGCTACGAATATACTCGTACAGAGGTGTGGTTGGAGTGCGTTCCTCTGTAGAAAGCATAGCTTTCGATGATCGAAAGCATAGCTTTGGATGATCAAAAGCATAGCTTTGGACGATCAAAAGCATAGCTTTGGATGCTCGAAAGCTATGCTTTTGTTGTCTCCTCCTGTTGTCCTTTATCAATCCTCCTTTATATCGTAATTTTGTGGTAAATAAATTTGCACATGGATATTCTTCTTAAACCTGATTCTCTAAGTCTGACAGGCTCGATGAATCACTTCATTATATCAAGCTCGCAAGAGGTAACGTTTGTTCTCAAGTATGCAGACACGAACGAAATCATCGTGCAGCACATTTATACTCCGAATAAAGCGAAGCGCATAGAGATAGACTTGGAGAATATCGTCACTCCGCTGCTATCTTTTCAGCTTCAGGAGTCGACTGCTATCTATCGTCAACCGAATATTGCTCGTGAGTTCCTTGTAAATCTCATTGAAGATAAGACAGCTGCGCAAGAGTCATGGCAATTCACGGTACTGCGTGCTGGCATCGACAACTTCGCTGACACCGCTTCAAGTTGGTTGAAGCGTAACTTCCTGACGTGGCAGCCTACAGTCAAGGCAGTGACGTATTACACGCCAGAGTTCCTTAGCTACTTCGCTGTCGAGGATTGCGTGGCAAAGTGTCGTGCATATATAGAAGAGAACGGTAGTTATGTTCAGACAGATATCGAACTTGGCAACCTCTCGCATGGTAAGGTGTGGACGATGCCTATGCAATATGGTGTCATTGCTGGCAAGTTAGGAAAGATGCCAAGCTACTATGATGTATGGGTTGAAGATGCTGCTGGTACTCGACTCACCTACATTCAGCGATACTACGCTTCGGACATCCGAAGCGAAGAAGAGCAGTGGGTACTCTTCGAGAACTCACTCGGTGGTATCGACACCTTCCGTGCGTATGGCGATGCTGAGAACACAGCGAAACACACGCACAATGTAGCTGAGATTGAGAACGACTCAGAAGAGTATCGTGTTGACACGGTCAGAGAATACAAGAAGAATACAGGCTTCCTCTCTAAGGAGGAGCGTAAATGGTTGCTCGATTTCTTCCCTTCCTTGGGTAAGTTCCTCTACACAGGCAACTATGTACGTCGCATTGTAGTGACAGAGAGCGACGTAAGCTGGCAGACAAAAGACCTCCCTTCATCTTATACATTTACCTATCGATATGCAGATGCACGTCCCTACCTGAATATTACCAGGTCAGAGGACGCTACGCCTGCAATGTTGGATATCAAGATTCCTGATGTTGGGTCTTTTACCATCGCCCCACGCTTAGTTGAGCTTGAGCGACTACCGCTGAGCAGTGGGGCTTTATTCCCTGTCCAGAGTCCTTACTCTGACAAGTGGAACATCACCACAGCTGAAGCTATCCTCGAATGGTTCTCTCGTGAGGTGACTACCGCTTACAAGGGTGATGGAGCGTTTGGACATCATCATGACAATATGTCAGTACTGCGTGCGCTCGACCGCATAGGGAGTTATCTTACCTTGGATGCGCAGAAGATACAAGCTGGCCTTGCAGATGAAGCTAAGTCAGCTCGCACGCTCGACCCTAAGAGTGTCGATTGGGAGAAAATTGTGCGAACAGACCAGGACACCATCGTTAACGCTCTGACTACATTCATGAAGGGTATCACCTTCGGTAAGTCGGTCCGTGGAGAGTCTGGCATATCTATCTATAAGGATGAACAAGGATCCTGGCATATTGATGCTGAATACTTGAACGTTCATCGCAAACTCACAGCAGAGGAGGTTGAGATAATGAAGACCTCTCAAATCAAGGGCAAGGTAGTGAACTCTGCTGGTGGGTTCGTCATTTCTAAGATTGACAGAATAGTCGGAGCTTGGAGATGTTACTTCCGTCAGGAAGATGCTGACGGACGTAGAATCTATAACTCCATGCGAGTGGATGACCTTGCGCTGTGCGAGACCTTCAACTTGATAGATGCTGGCGGTCAGTTATCTAATCACTATTGGCATAGGCGTGTTACCAATGTCGGTACTGATTATGTTGATATTGCCGATAATACGAAGGCAGAGGACTATGCGAGTGGGAGCGATGTTCCACAGGTGGGTGACGAGGTTGTGCAGCTGGGCCATCTAACGGATCCAGACCGTCAGAGTGCTATCATACAATCAGCAGCAGGAGAGAATTCACCGTACTTTAAAATTATAAAGGGTATCAATTCGTTTACCCTTCCTGACCCTATCTTCCTTTTTGATAAGCAGAAATTCGAGATAAGGGTTGAGAACCCTGCTAATCGTGGTAAGTATATCCGCCTGCAAGACTTCTTGGAGACGATGCAAGGACGTATCAATGCTGTTCAGCAGCAATCAGATAAACAGCTTGTGATTTGGTTTGGTGACGTGGTACCAACGCTCACCACTGAACCTGCTAACGAGTGGACGGACGATACTACTAAGGAATTGCATGAGCATGACATATATTACAATCGCTCATACGTTGAGACTGGTGGAGGACGTGCTTATTCTTTCGAGAAAAACCCTGATGGCTCTTTCTCTTGGCATGAGATAACGGACGCTGATGTGTTGAAATCGCTTGAAGCTGCTAAGCACGCACAAGATACGGCAGATGGTAAGCGTAGGATGTTCGTACATGATCAGCCGGCTCCTCCGTATGATAAGGGCGACCAATGGAGTAATGCTACGTTTGGCGATAATTACCACAACGACTTGCTCGTCTGTGTTCGTCCGAAAGCAGCAGGCGAAGAGTTCAGTATTGAGGATTGGCAGGCAGCACAGGAATTTACATCCAATAAGTTTAAGGCGGAGATGAAAACAACCGCTGATAAGATTACAGCTACCGTTACCAACCTTAAGAATGGACTTATCGAGGTAGGCTTTGAACTCGATGGAGAAAAGAAGAGTTTCACTGTCACAGCAGAGAACTTCAAGGTGCAAACACCAGCAGGAAAGGTGGCTTTAATGACATCGGATGGAAAGGTTAATGCTGACTTAATCGAGGCGAAAAGTATCCGTACATCACCGAGCAGCGATGGACTACATATTGATATGTATGAGGGTACATTCGATGTGCTGACAAAGGATAACAAGAAGGGTATCAGCATGACAGTGGATAAGGACGGTTCCCCTCATCTGATTTTCTTCGACAACGAGGGTAATGCTAAATATGACTTGGGTTATACTGGCCTGAAGGAACTTGTCTCTGCTTATCAAGCAGCCTACTGGACTAAGCGGTCTCTTGTCAATGTAACGGATAAAGGCTTATCAGCTGTTTATCCTAAGACTGTTAAAGGAATAGTCTGGCATGACTACCATGCTGCTCGACACTATGCTACGGGTAAACTGGGTGACAACGCAGATGAAGATGGAAAGCTATTCAGCACAGAGAGTTTCGGCTCACCTATCCCAGATGGTTGGTATACCGAAGAGAACGAAAAAGGCCAATACTTAGAAGGAGGAAATGAATCCGTTGTTGATGAAGATAATCATAACACACCTAAATCAAGTGTGTTTAGTGTAGCTATTTTCAAAGCTGAGAATGGTCGATTAGGTAAGGCACAGCATGTTTGGTTCTCTGTCACTAACGGTAGAGTCTCATTCTGTGACCCTGATGGCAAGCCAATAGTTGTTACAGAGTCTCTCTTGCAGAATTATCCATTTGACCAATATAAGGATAGAGTTTAACTAATATAAAACAAAATGAAGAAGATTTTAGATTGTATTTACAGGGTTTTCGAGAAAGTCGCTACTATCGGTAGCGACAAGTTCTTACACCTCATTGCAGGCCTTATCGTAGCCTTCGTGCTTGGTAGGCTGTTTGCAAACGTTGAAGCGTGGGCATTCCCTGCAATTACGGGTGTGTTGATGCTGATGACAGGTAAGGAGTGTGTTGATTATTACCTCCGAGATGAGCAGTTCGATTGGCTCGACGTAGCTGCTGGTCTGGTGGGTGCAGTTGTCGGAGTAATACTTTTGCTATTATGAACTACTTAGAACAATTTAAGTACGTGATGTGTTCAGTCATCAGCGGAATGCTGAGCTTATTCTTCCCGATACGTGATTTCATGTACGCAATGTTGATTGTGTTTGGTGTCAATTACATCTTCGGATTAGTTGCAGGACTGAAACATGGTGAGGAATGGAACTTGAAAAAGTCAATGGTGTTCTTCTACCATTGTTGTTTATTCTTCGTAATGTCAGCTTCTATCTTCATTACCGGCTATTTCCTTCATGCTGGGGAAGAGACACTCGGAGTTGTCAAGGCGTTATGTGGCGTGGCGATATGGTTTTACTCAACCAATATCGTTCGTAACTGGCGGATGATGCTCATTGAGAATACGACGATGTGGAAAGTAGCCGGCTTTGTTTATTACGTTCTGACACTGAAAGCAATCGACAAAGTACCGTTCCTAAGCGAGTATCTTAAGAGTTCGCACGTTGATGTGGATGATGATAAACCAAAATTTGATTAGAGTATGGCAAATTTCTCGATAGCGGAGCTGGTGCAATCCAGCACCGCTGAACAACTCAAGATAAATAATAACCCTCCTTCTATTGTGAGGGTTCATCTTACTGAGACGATTACGCTCTTAGAGTGTATTCGTGCAGAGTGGGCAGAGTATTGTGAGCGTCACGACCTCGGTACTCCTGCTATCCGCATCACAAGCGGTTACCGCTCACCAGAACTGAACAAGGCTGTAGGAGGGGTGAAAAACTCTGCTCATGTCATGGGATATGCCGCTGACTTGCTGCCTGTCAATGGTAAGCAGGATGAGTTTGAACGCTTCTTTGCGACAGAGTTCTCCCTAATGGGGTACTCTTTCGACCAAATCATCATCGAGCGGTCTAAGTCGTCTCGATGGGTGCATGTAGGATATAAGCGTGCTGACGGCAAACAAAGAAGACAATGTTTCACATTAAAGGTTTAATTTATGGACGACAAAGAAATTAAATACTACGTGTATTCAATATTAATCATCATAGGGTTGCTTGCGCTCACGTCGCTCTGCTTTACGAGCTGTTCAGACAAGAACTTTACGGAGCTACATTCAACTCGCTCTGACACTGTTTACGTAACAAAGAAAGACAGCGTCAATCTCAAGGATAGCCTTGTTGCTCGACAGGTGATTAATGTTCGTGATAGTATTACTATTCACGATAGCGTGGTGATAGTTCAGGACGAGCAAGGCAACATCAAGGAACGGATTATAGTTCGTTATCGTGACCGCTGGCACGCTACGCAGGATAATCTTACGCTTCAACGCCAGATAGACCGCTACAAGGCAAGCAATGATAGCCTACGTGCAACAAAGACTGAATACAAAGAAGTTCCAATACCAGTAGAGAGGAAACTATCTCGATGGCAGAAAATCAAGATGGATATTGGAGGCTGGGCAATCGGTGCAATGTCAACGGTCCTGCTGGGTGTTGTTGGATATATCGTTGTTTGGCTCTTGAAGAAATATAGGAAACTTTAATGTGTCAATCCTTGCAAATTCTTGAATAACTTGCAAGAAATTCTATGATGAAGTACATCAAGGTATATATATCAGAAAGTCGCACGAAGGATAATCGCTTCGTACAAGCTTCTATCCGTGGCATCGAAGACAATACGGGTGAGAGTTATTCATCCTCTCACCCTAAACTTCTTCAAGATATCATCTGTCATGCTCTATCTCTTGCGCATGGTGTCGAGGTAGAGGGTAACAACGCATTTACTTATACATTCCCATTCAAGCTATCTTAATATGGCGATAGAAAAACTCTACTTAGAACATAAACAGACAGGCGGTCGGTTGACCGCTGATGAGTTTAACAAGTTGCCCGAAAAGGTCAATGAGTTAATCGACGCACAGAACTCTGAGGAGGACCGTGTGAAGAAGACGATTGCAAAGAACCGTCCTACGCTCGGACAGATTTCAAATGTAAATACTGAGGTTGACGAACTCACCTCCGAGACGTGTGTACTCGTATGGAACGGTGATCAGTGGGTTCCAATGAAGTTGTCTGAACTCCCTGTTGGGCAAGGTGGCGGAGGACAACAGCAATCTATTCTCTATTACTTACGTGCTGTCAATCAGTCTCCTTCTACTACTCTCTCTGCATCTAAGTCAGCAGGTGAGTGCGCTATTAAGTTTATGTTTATCTCTCGCACTAAGGACGTCGGACAGAGCGATTTTATCGACACGGGAGAATGGGGAACATACGAAATTTTCGCTAAGGCTGGAGATGGTACGTTCGTAAGTAAGGCTCGTGGTAGATGTCAGTCTAATACGATTACCACTGTTGATGTATTCAAGTTCTTAGAGAGCGGACAAAATAACATCATGGTGAAGATTACAGGTGAGGTGACGGGGCAAACCTCCCCTGCGTTAGTGTATTCGATTACGCTGTCTGCCCTCTTCCTCTCAATATCAGAATTTAACTGGTGGAAGGCGTACCAAGGTGATATTGTATTACCTTGCTACATCAGCGGTAACATCAGTAAGACACTACACGTGAAGATTACAGGTGAAGGCTACGAGCAGACGTATGAGCGACAGTTCGGAACTGCAACCTATACATCTTCGCCTGTCGCTTACACCGTTCCATTCACGAATAAGACTGGTATCTTCCATCTCTCTGCTTGGCTATCGAATGAGGACAACACCGTGCAAACCACACCAGTAGGTTACGACTTTATGGCGGTGGCTAATAACGAGGCTGTGAAGATGGTCGTTGTGAATAATAAAGCAGAGAAGCTGCTTAACTGGTACGAAAATAAGGTGTTGGAATATGCAGTATATGACGGCAAGGCGGTAACGACACCACTCTCAATCTTGATGAAGAAGGATAATGAGGTGCTGCAAGAGAATGTATCAGAGAATACATTGACACAGACAAAAATGCAGTACACACTTTCTCTTGAGGTTGAGACTATAGATAACTCCGACTTTACTGCGTTAATCGGTTTCAGAACTCACCCAACGGATGAGGTGCGCTTGCGTGACGCTATTCCTTTCCCAGTGGATAACTCGCAGGGTTACTCTGCAACAGCTGGAGCGGTGTTCTATTTCAATGCTAAGAACAGAAATAACACCGATACCGACCGCAATGTCCTTCGTAATCTCATCAATACCGAGCATATCGGTGCTGAGTGGCAGAACGTTGCCTTCTCACGTGACGGATGGGTGACAGACGATGAAGGCGCACGCACATTGCGCTTGCTCGCAGGTTCACGATTGACTATTGATTACAAACCATTCGCCAAGGAAGCGGCACAGAGTGGTAAGACCATTGAGATAGACTATCAGATTAACAATACGTCTGATTACGATACAGAGTGTATCTCTATCGCTATGCCTTATCAGAAGGGGTATATCGGATTGAAGGTTAAGCCGTCTTCTATTATGTTCGCAACTCGTAGCGAGCGCAATCCTGATGTTCAGGCGATGAATACAGATGACGGTGTGCGTCTTCGTCTTGCTCTCGTGATTAGTCCTAAGAAGTACACCTACGTCTTAAATAACAACACGTATTATCTTAACCTCGTCTATCTCTATATAGACGGTGTAGAAGCTCGTAAGTTTGCCTACTTGCTTACAGACTCTATGCAGATCGGTTCAGGTGGTGGTATCGTTATAGGTTCTGACAAGGCTGATGTTGATTTGTATTCTATTCGTATATATGACAGCGCAATGGATGCAGCTAACGTGCATCAGGACTATATCAACGCCTTGTCGACCGTAGGTGAGAAAAGTGCCGAGAAGTTGGACAATGATATATACGACACGCTCGGTACCACAGTTGACTTTGACAAAGTGCGTGGCAAGGTCAACGTATTTACTTTTGACAAACCATTGCCTGCGTATGAATATGGTAAATCATACAAGCCTAAAGGCACGTTGGAAATCTATCCGAAAGATGGCAATACGAACCTTAACCGCTTGACGATTACCAATCTTCAACTGCAAGGTCAGGGTACTTCATCAATGCTCTATTACCTATGGAACTGGAAAGCGAAGGTAGCTAAAGATACGACTATCGTATATGAGGACGGACTGACGGAACAGAAGAAGTTTGAACTGTTCAAAAACCTACCTAAAATCTCTAAACTGACAGCGAAGAAGAATATCGCTTCTTCTATGCAATATCACAAGTTAGGTTCTGTAAACTCATATACCGACCTATGGAAGGCGGTAGGATTAACAAACGAGGGAATCGAGCAGGATAGCGAAGCGCGAGTGTCTATTTACCAAGAGACATTCGTAGGATTCTACAAGGAAACAGCCGAGGACGGAACTGTGACATATAAGTTTGTCGGTCTCTTTACTATAGGTCCAGATAAAGGTGATGCAGCCACCTTTGGATATGACAAGGACCTTTTTCCCGACCTCTTATCAATCGAAGGTTCTGATAACTCGCCACGCTTGACACTCTTTCAAGTCCCTTGGGATAAACGACGCATTCGCTACAATGCGGAGGAGGAAGCGTATCAGTACCAAGTCTCTGAACTCTCTTGGGAGAATTGTTGGGACTTAGATTATGCTGACCTCCCTGCTGATGATAAGGCAACAGCAGACAATGAGACTCGACAGAGAGCAGAGCAGCTCGTAGAGTCGTATATCACAGCTTATAATATCATCTATTCGTGCAATACATTCATTGAGCCTTTCAATGGAACGCTTGACGAGTTGAACGCTGATCCACGCTCAACACACATTGAGTATTGGATTGCAAAGGCTGGTGATGAAAACCAATACAACCTATACTATTACGATAGCTTGTATAAGAAGTTCTGCCCTTCAACACTTGATAGCGGTGTGTCGGTTGTAAATCTTCGTCAGCAGTTGGTCGGAGATAAGTACGGACTAACTGAAACGATATTTAGCTCAGTTAGTGACGCATCCCAGCTCAATGAGTTATTCAAGGCAGCACGTATTCAGAAGCTCCGTGCTGAGCAGCCACAGGACTGGGACATCATGGACCTTCTTTTTCATCAACTATACGTAGAAACAACAGCAGCAACGGATAACTGTGCGAAAAACATTTATCCGTATAACTTTAACAAAGAATAGAAATGGCAAAGAGTAAATGGAAATTCCGTCAGGATGACCTTGATACTATCCTGACAGTAATCAACCAAGGTTTAATGAAGAAGCCCTACTGGGTAGAGTTCCACGACACCTATGCTGACGGTACGCCTGTATGGAATGGCGAGAAGTCTGTGTTGTGGAACTTAATGGAACAAGCGTACCCAGAGGAGCGTGCGCAGATGATGCGTCGTATGCTTGCGAAGATGGAGGAACTGGGAGGACTTCAAAAAGGTACGCACCAGCAGAAACTCTTTGCATACTTCGAGAGGTATTACTTCTCTGTAATTGATAACTTCTCATCTATGCTCTACAATGAGGATGGCAAGATGTATGAAAAAATGAAGCTCGCTATGCTGCAAGGTAAGTACACTAACGACACCGACCCACTGGGTCAGTCGCTCGGTGATGGTAAGTCGCCTGAGGTTGCTTGGGTGAAGAAGCGCATCCAATACCTTATGTCTAAGTATTCCTTTGGTGAGTACGATGCAAAGACTGCTGAAGGTGCAATTACTGTTCGTACCTCTGCACAGGCGGACGCTACGACTAACTCTATTACATTACGCTTGACTCCTGCAATGAAGCTGTACCCTACAATCGCATACGGTACCACAATCATGCGTGGTGCTCGCACGGATGCTGGTAAGCCGTGTGAGATAGTCGTAGATATTAACGGCACCAGTGACCAGCAGCTCTCGGTCAAGTCTGCCGACTACCTGCTCGATATAGGCGATTGGAGTTCGTATGTAATAAACGGTGCACTCTCTATTATAGGCAAGCGATTGAAGCGTCTGAAACTTGGAGATGAGAATGAGCAGAAGGTGAAGATACTTATATCTTCGCTTACGCTCGGTAATACGACCTCCTTAGAGGAGATTGATGTACAGAATATCTCAACCCTCGGAGGTTCACTCGATATGCGTGCTAATTATCGTTTGCGCAAGTTCCTCGCTGGTGGCTCATCACTCACCGAAGCACACTTTGCCGATGGTGCTGCACTCGAGGAGGTCGACTACCCAGCTACGACATCATACGTGGAATTAAAGAACCTCGACAAACTCACCAATGAGAAATGCAATACAGAAGGTTGCGCACCGAATGTGATGAGCTACTTTGTCAGTGGCTGTGACAATCTCCAGCCAGTGAAGAAACTCATCGACATCATGGATGCACAGGTAGGGCAAGTTCCTCACGCTCTGCGCTACGTCCGCTGTGTAGGCTTCAACGAGACGTTCACGGACGGACGAGCATTCGATAAACTCTCCCAGCTCGTAGACGGCACCTACCAAGGTATCGATGCAGAAGGACAATACGGCAACGACCCATACCCAGTCTTGGACGGTACTATCAACCTCTCCACAGGTGCGTATCGTGACACCTACGATGCGCTTATGACGCACTATCCGAAACTCAAGCTGAACATCGCTAAATGGTGGATTCGTTTCGAGGACCCAGAGGTGAAGCGCATCTGCGTTGAAAACTGGGATAAGGACGGTGACGGTGAGCTATCTATGGAAGAAGCAGCAGCCGTTAGTTCCATCGGGACTATGTTCGCTAAAAATAGAAGAATAAGAAATCTGCAAGTCTTATCTTTTACCAATATAAAAAGACTTGGATATGAGAATTTAAAGGAATGTGACTCTTTAGAATCAATTACTATTCCTAAGAGTGTTAATTATATAGATTGGTATACTTTTGGAGGTTGGGCTTATAATCCTCTTAAATCTCTTAAGAGGGTCCTTGTTGAAGAAGGTTTGTTGTCAAATATACCAGAAGGTTTTGATAATCTTATAAAAGATGTCATAGACTATCCTTCTACAATATCTTCTTTTGGAGCGTATCAACCATCCTTGCAAGCGAAGATTACCATTTTAAGAGCTCCAATCCCTCCTAATATTGGAGTCCGTTCGCTCGGTGGTAACGGACTTCTATATGTTCCCGACGACGTAATAGACGTTTATAGACATTCTGACGGCTGGTCTCATGTTGCAGATAGAATTTATCCCCTTAGCGAGTATTATTCATGATACTCGCTGAGAGGACGTATATTTGTAGAAATAAATCTTGTCATATTGTTATCTGCTCGATATAATTCTAATGAGTCATCAGGGACATATAATGTGAGCGCATTTATGCGTGTGCTATACGAGTGAATGCCAGGTGGTGTCTTCGCTCTACATATCACAACACCTTTGTTCTTATTCATCGGATAACGTAAG